CCCCGGTCAGATTAGCCCAGCGCAGTGCTGCCTCTCGCAGATTGGCCCCGCGCAGGTTGGCGCCGCTCAGGTTGACATCGCGCAGGGCGGCCCCGGTCAGGTCGGCATAGCGCAGGTTGGCATCGCTCAGGTTGGCATCGATCAGATCGGCCCCGCACAGGTTGGCATTAGTCAGATCGGCCCCGCACAGGTCGGCTCGCCGCCCGCCCGTCCCGGCGCACCACGCCGCGTGTTCGGCCAGGATGTCGCTCAGGAGCTTGTCGTTGTGCATGATCTCGCTTGGCAGTCTCATCTCAGACCTCCTTGTGCCGAGAATTGCCTCCGTGCGCATGCGCATGCGGCATTCAAGCCACGCAACAGCGACCGCCGCGATTTGTGTGATCTCGCGATCAAGCGCGTTGTTCCATTCTTCCCCTGCTTCGGAATCCTGTCCGAATGTTACCTCAAGTATGCCTTCCGCCGCCTCACCGATTTCCTCGCTGAGAATGGTTAGCCAGGTCGTGTCGGTGTGATTTTGCTCTCCCCACTTGGCGTCCTGTTCCATGCGCTCGGCGACCACGTCGGCCAGCGCAGCGTCCAGACTTGTGTTGTTCATGTCTCTCTCCAGAAGAAGATTGTGGCGTTGGCCAGGGCGAAGGGGACGGCGACGGTCGCGCTTTTGTAGTCGCGACTGGCGGTGTCCAGCGTCGCGGGCATCGGACAGGGCATCGTCGGGCGGCGTCTTGCCGCCATGGCACAGTGGTGTTCCGCATGTGATTCCCATGGTCACGCTCCTCCCTCTGTGCTGTTGTAGAGGTCATAGAGCAGGGCGCCCACGCGGCACGCCGCCTGCTCGACGTGTGCGACTTCCAACCGGTCGTCCAAGTCAGCCCCTTCGCACCATGCCCACAGAAGCATGTGCCCAATCTCGTGCATGACGGCGAACAGGGGGTCCATGTCTGCCGCTTCGCAGCGCTGCGGCCACAAAACCACTTGGAAACTCTCGTCGGCTGCGTGCGGGATGCACTTCGCGCCGCATATCTCGTCGCCCTCTCCGTCGTCCTCCTCGGTGGCGACGATAAGGTCACATGACCAATGCCGGACGCCCGCGCGCTCTGCGGCCCACATGACCGCCGCGCTGATTTCCTCGGTCGCCCTCTCCTGGTATGGCTCGGTCCGCATGTCAGTCCTCCAATACCGGAGTATATTCTTCAGTGAGAGCCGCATCGAGTTTGAGAAATGCCTTGACTGCCGCAAGAACGCCGTCACCCGAGTATAATCGCCAAGTGATATCGTTCAAATAATGCCCTCGGGGTGTCGAAACGGGATCAGCCGACCAGTAAATCATGGATTTACTAATAATGCAGTCTCCGTTGTCATCCAGGGTAGCTCCGGCCTCTGGCCCCTGTGCGAACATGACGCCGACCGCCCCGTCCCGCTCCGCCACGAGTGCCTTGATGAAAGCGCCGTCAACGACGTGTATGTCGTTGCGATTGCATTTAAAGAGTGGGGAAGTGCAAGATGAAACTGTACTGCTATACGCTGGTATTCCCGTGCTCAACCAGCTTTGGCGTCCGCACATGTCCCACAGTGACCACCAGCTAGTCCGCACGACCGCCAGCGGCGGCTTCTGCGAGTGGGCGTCGACCCATGTTGCGCACGCGTGAACCACGGCGTTGTGATGGTTATAGGAGGCCGCTGCTTGCTCCTTAGTTGCCCACTCACGCACAAAACGCTCCGGCACCTCGATCGTCACCATCTTCTCATCACTCATGCCTGTCTCCTCTGTAAGTGTTGTACTACTCCTTGGAGTACCCGTTCAGCAACTTCCTGCCATTCTTCTGTATACGCCTGCACTACCGCTTGGTTACCATTTACCAATATGGTATATGCAGGCCCATCCTTGGTATGTACTATCAGTTGGAGCATATCAGACTACCCCCTTGATTTTGTGCCCCTGCGTCCTCCTTCTCCTCTAGGTAACCCCAACAGGCAGTTTGAAGTTCTTCTTCGAAGCCAGCAAGTTCCTGGTCCGACATGGCAGTATCATCTTCCAGCATGACGTCGTTGATCTCTATATAGGCAGGCATACCCGGGTAGCTTGGACTACTCCTCTCCTCCGGGGAGAACTCAAAGTTTACGCTGACCTCGATTTCATGTTCTGCCGGGCACCCCCGCATTATGCAGAGGTGCGTCAAGAATGTGTAATTCTCATTCACCATGAGATGGTATCCTCGATCAGGTGGCCTCATTGGGTGCGAAGTAAAGACTGGTGACAGCGTGGCCAGAAAGGCACTTCGACAACTCGACTTCGATGTCGAATGCTGCGAGGGATGCCCGCACTTCCACTAAGGCAGAGGCCCAGCGGGGGCGGAGATAGCATTCAGCTCGGTGTCGGAGTTCCTCCCAAGGTGCAAGGTCCTGGCCCCACCTTGCAATGAGGTAAACATCCCTAGGAGAATACCAATCTTCCCCACGGCAGCCCAGCAAAATGCACTCTGAGCCGTCATAAAAGCCCTCTGAGAGCACGTAGTAGGAACGGAATTCGTGGAGCGCTTCCGCAAGTTCTAACGCTTGGAGTACTTTCAAGGGTATAACAGCTGCGTTGAACTGTTTGACATCCATCCGCTCGGTGTATACTGCCTGGATACACTTGAGCTGCGCGGTTCCTTGCTTGGGGTACGGGAGGCCCACAAAGGCCGCGTTGGACTCCGGATCAACCAGCTTAGTTTGACCCACGAGGCCCAATCTCTGGGCTGCCTCAGAAATACCGGGGAGGTCCTCAGTCACTTGCGGGAGTTCGGTAAGGAACAGCTCGACTTGCAGGGTAGTCATCATGCATCCTCCGGCCAAAAGAAGATGACCAGGTTGGCCATCGCTAGGGCGAGTGCAATCGCAGCACTCTTATGTTTGCCAGCTGTGTAGTCCAGTGCGCCACCAATGAGGAACAGGGTTACTATTCCAATGTAAATGGTAGTTCTCACGAGTTGGAATCTCCCAACAACGACATGAGGTCTGAGTCATCGGAAAACTCCTTCACAGGTGCAGGCGCTTTGGATTTCTTGTTGCGCCCACGTCCAACCTTCGGTTTGCTGCTACCTTTACTGCGGGTTTCCTGCCTCTTCTGTTGAGTTACTTCTTGGCGCTTCTTCCGGTGACTCCGGAGGTTTTCCTTGAGCGCTTTCTCATACTCCTGAAGTTCTGCAGGAGTCATATCCTCAACGGGCTTATCCATATCCATACGGGGACTCCTAACGGGGTCTAATGGGGAACGATGCGGGTTGGTAGGACTCGCAACCCATTTCTGCACAGCCTCCTACGACACCTTCCTTGTTGATGGTGTGGTCCAAGAAGCGCGCCCCACAGAGACACTCTGGTTCGACGAGGCTAACCTTCAGCAGGCCTTCCTGGGGGTCAATGATAACTTCTATGTGGGCACTCCCACCATTGTAGATGGTAGGCAGGTCAGGCATGTAAGTCAAGAAGGACAGGCCAAGTTCCTCCAGGGTTATCACTGCTAAGCCCCCGTAGGCAATCTCGACCACTTCCTGAGAGGAATCCATGATTGGAGGTTCTTTCAGGGTGGCTGGACCATTCATAATGAACTTATCCAACTGCCGAATACCCCTAACTGCATGGAGTTCCAGAGTTATGTGTGCCTGATCTTCTTCTGCTAGGTAGGGGTACTTCTTCCCAAGGTGCTCACACAACGAAGGGATAGCATCACGTTTCTTGCGCCAGTCTGTGAGTAACGCAGACATAACTGCACGGATTGCTTTGATACGCTCTCGCATGATTACTTTGTTCTCCTTTGCAGGTCATTCCACTCGCGCCGGACATTGTCCTGAGTGCCCATGATTGTGCGATTGCATTTGCGGCACTCCAGCACAAACTGCCCTTGATGTCGAGTTAGGTCGGGTAATTGCTTGCACTTGCTGCAGAGATGCACCCCGGCGAGAAAGTTCTGTCTCGTCATCCTGGTCCCCTAGAAAGAGAGGCTAGTGTCATCAGGGTAATTAGCCGGGCCATCGTCAGCAGCGAGACCAAGTGGGCCCTGGATTTTCTTGCTGCGTGCATCTTTGATATTCTTCAGCTTCTCCACTGCGAGCTTCGCGATTTTTGTGTCTGTGATTTTTGCATGCGACTTCTTCTGCTCTTCCGTGCGGTAAGGTGCTGTCGCCTTGCACGCAGGATAGCCCGTGCATCCCCAGAACTTCTCGTTGGTGGTCCGATTCCGCCTTATGTGCATATCTCGACCACAGGCCATGCACGTGCATTTCTCAAGGGCGATCTTCTTCGGCTCTGCAGTGAGCAGGGGCTTCAACTGGAGGTTGCAGAAATCCTCTGCAGCCTTATCAGTGGGGAACAGGATGCATGCCTGCATAGCGAGCTTTATGAATACCTCCACCGTTTGCCCTTCCCGATGGTATGCATACAAATCCTTGGCCTTGAAGCAGAGTTCTCCGAAGGGGGTCTCCAAATATTTCATCTTAGTTCTCTTTCAAAATGTCTGTAACTGGGCGCACAAATGCGCCCCATTGGTCCGCCATTGCAGCGGCAATGCCTGGGTAAGTCTGGCTCCGCATGGCAGAGCGGGACTTATTCGGCCCTATAGCGTTATCTCCCTTGTCTGTCTGGTTTGCCCACCGAGGTAGGCCCTTTACCCACCGAGGTTTGATGCCCTTTGTGGGTTGCAACCGAGGAAGGTTCTTCAACCAGAGTCCCGTTTTCTTGCTCGCGTCCTCCCCGAAATTATAGGGTTGAATATATTGATCTGGTGGGCGCATTGTGGTGCTCACAATACCCACTGGATTCTCTATCCCGATGTGAGGTATGGGTGCTTCAAGTAAGGCTAGGAAGAACGACAAGGCTTCCTCTGTTAGTGCCAAAGGGCGGTAGCCGTTGTTGGTCCAGTGTATGCCGGAAGAGCATATGTATGTGCACGGTGGGTGTGCTACCATCAAGTCCCACTCTTCGCATAGAAGCTCCAACACGTCACCAACATAGTGAGGGCCAACTGTATCCGAAGGGCGCGAATCACACGAGAGAGCGTAATGCCCTTTCCGAGTGAAAGCGTCGCGGGCTACCCCGCTGGCTTCACAGGCGATTAGGACGTTCACAGCCAGGACTCCCGTTGGTCTGGAGTGCAGAAAACTAGTTCATGGAGGAACACCAGATTGTGGCAAGCTGAACAAGCCGGGCAGAAATAACCTAAGGTAGCATCCCATTGGGTGTCGCACTCAGGGCATACGTATGATTTGTGAGTGTGCACTTTGATAAGGTAATCTATGATCAAGCTGTAAGCACGGGTAAAGTCAGCTTTCATCGGTAGCCTCGTAGTCTCTAGGGATGTCGGGTAACAACCACCCAACTAAGGGGTGACTGATAATTTGCGCTAGCCGGGTAATTTGCCAGCTTCCTGATTCCGTGAGAGCGCATTCAGCCCATCCATATTGGGAATCGAATATCACAGCATGGGATGGGAAGATAAACCCTGGGGGATTGTGTAACCAGTCCTCTGGTAAGCGTGATAGCTCCAGCACATTTGTCTCCAGATGAGAGAATGCCCACTGGTAAACCCTTCAAATTGTGAAACATTATTTGGCCTTGCCAGTGAGGCCGAGGAGGGTGGGGCGCAGGGGGAATGGACCCCTACGCCCCAAGCGCGCTACTATTGCTCGGAGACCGTGAGCAAGAGCACGCTTTCTAATCAAGCATGCTGGTGTAGGAAATGCGCACGTCTTTCAAGATATGCGCCTTGCTGAGTTCAAGGGAAAGAATGCGAGCATACACCTGTTTCCTCTCAAGTGATTGCCCGAACTGATGTATCCATATCAGCACGCCACCACTGTAGGAATTCTTGCTGGCCAGGTTGCGCTTCTTGAGCCAGTTCGCAAATCTACAGTTTCCTGGATGAATATTGACTGAGGCGTAACCACACACGCCTTCGTTCACCTTCCATGCTTTGGTGATGGGTGATGAATCATCCAACATGTTAACATGTTGCACAACGGCCATAGGTGCCGGCGTGTGCAATTCCGCCAACCGTTGCGCTTTGGCGGATGCTTGAGACCAGATCATCTCGTACTGCAGATAATCAGCTTCCTTCTCTGCACGCTGAATATCAGCACGCTCTCTCCATACGAGATAATGCTCCCTCCGATGGACGAAGCAAAACTTGCTCTTGCCAACCCGGTCATCTTGGCAGCCTTCCTCTGCACACTTCATCAGACTGGTCTCCAAACAAAGGTAATCAAATAAGCATTTCGGCCTTGAGAAGGGCGAGCAATTCTTCGTCCGTCACAACCGGGGTAGGTTCACTTTCCTTCTTGGGGGTGGCACTTGCCTTGTGCGGCCTGCGTATCTTCCGGGCCTTCTTCCTCCGTTGCTCTGCTATGTAGGCCTGCCTATCCAAGTACGCTTGTGCCATTTCACGCTTGACGATCTCACACTGTGCGTGTTTTAAGAGCTTAGGAAAGCACTCACGTAGGGCGGCTTGCCGTGCGCCCTCCAACCACGTTGGATTAGGTATGTCCTCTTCAGTAGGCAAGCACACAAGCATCTCACTGATTGTTGTGTCAGCACGCTCAAGTGAACACTCAAGCCTGGCACAATAAGGGGAGAAATGACAGTAAAGTGGTATCCATTCCATACCAAATACTCCCGTGGTGAAAGTGAACACTGCAAGCCTTGCATAGGTGCAAGGGGGGAAATCGTGATACCCCGATTATAATGGATTTCCCCCCCAAATGCAAGGCTTTGCCATAAAATCCATACTCCCTTGATCCTTCTTAATAGGAAAAGCCCTTCCATCAAGGTTATCGACCTATCCACTATCAAGGCATTCTCACCACCACTACTCCACAACTGCACATCACCTTGTAACCCTGGCATTGATGGGAGGAAAACACTGCACGCAAGGTAGTCAAGGCTTCCACGAAATCCCTATCTTGCAAGCCTTGCGTACGTGAGCGTGTGGTGCGCGGGTGCTTGGAAGGGAGGAAAGGATGAGTATAACATTTGAGATAGCTACGCAAGAGTATAGAACAGTGTGAAGTTATGACTATAAGATAGGCCCTAAAGCCTTTCTGGCAAAGGGTTTAGGTGATGTTGGACAGTATAGGGGGGGTGTCCCTCCCGTTCTCCCTGGCCCTATATTCTATATACTATATATATATATATATTATATAAAGATATAGATTCAAAGAGGGGGAGGGGGGGAGGGGGGTTATACTGTCCAACATGCCCTAAGTGCTTACTGAGGAACACTTTAGAGTGATTGTTATAACATAACAACCTTAACTTCAGAGCTTGAAGGGTTTACCCTATGCAAAATCGAGTGTGAGGTTTGCGCATTGAATCGCAACAAATGAAAGCGCGAATTGAATCCATGAATTGCATCCATGAAATGCTTTCTGGAATATTCACTTTTCATGCTTGCAATGCCCCTAGGGAAATGGTAATATTTACGTGCTCTTTGAAATCATCCATATGCAAGCGCGCCAACGAAAGGGAAACACCATGTCGAAGAAAAACAATGTTGTTGATACTGACGTTGACGCAATGACTCCCGCGCAAATCGACGCGGCCTACTTTGAGAACAGTGTCGTCGTTGCGGCGATTGACCAGAACGGTAGGACCATCGACGTAAACAGCATCCGCAAGCTGGCAGAACACAAGGGCGTTGACAGTGTGACGCTGGACGATGGCACAGAGTACACGCCGGAAATCACGCATATCACGAGTGCAACCATCCGGGTTGTGAGGCTTGACGCATTCAATCCGGCCATGCCCGAATCCGCAAAGGTCGTGCTCCAGAAGTCGCTCTCCAGCAAGGCGGCAGGCCAGTGCCGAGCGGCGTTGATTCGCACGCTCAAAAAGACTCACGGATACGGCCCGGCGAATAGCGCCAAGACTACCACCAAAGTCAGCGCGACATTCAGCGGTGACTCGGATCTTACGGACCTTCTCACGCAGTGATGCACACTCACTGACGCACACGTCTTGACGCACAAACGCGCGCTTGCATGGATGATCGGGCCTTACTCCCATCGGGGGAGTAGGGCCTTTTCTTTTGGTTCGCGCGCGTGCTGGATTGCGCGCCTTGTGGGGTAGGATGGCGTGCCTTGTCCTTAGCCTGAATTCCGGCACCATAGCCCCGATGCTAGGATAGTCGCAAGGGCGAGCTTTCCAGGCCCCGATCGGGCCTTCCATGCCCCGATTGTCTCGAATCTTTCCATGCTCCCAAGCTCGCACCATGCCCCAGGGTAACCACGGGAGCCAGGCTGTATAGCATTCTCACACGCTCCCACACGTGCAATCACGCACAAATGGACACGCGCGTACGCTCCCACACGCGCTAATTGACCACACGCACGCGCGCTAAATGGTCGCACGTACGCACAAGCGCACGCGCTAGAAAGACACACGCGCGCGAGCGGACTCGACTCCCTGCGTAGACACCCCTAGCACCCCCCCACCCCCCTTGTTACTTTAGTTATACCTATGCCACTAATTCTTGACGTTTTTTGAAGTTACCCTAGGTTATAAGATAACTTTTCCATTTGGCATTGCCTAAATGATCGGGTATTATGCAGAATGATGGTAATAAAGTTCATATGGATGGGTGAGAATGGCAATCAAACAACAGCGAGTCAAGAAGATCACCACCAAAGCTAGGCAGCTTATGAGGTTGCTGGTGAGTGGCGAGACCATTACTGCCGCCGCAAAAAAGGTGGGGTATTCACTCAGCCATGCTTCTTCTCTTTCTAATTCTGATATTTTTGTGCGTGAGATGGAACTCATGCAGAAGGATATTAGGGATAAGACTGTTGAAATGGTTGCTGAGAGAGATGTGATTGAGATGGCTAGGGAGAGGTTGAGGAAGGAAGTTGATCCCTCCATTGAGCGCATTGTTGCACTTAGGGATGCAGCAGAAAAGGAAGATGTGCAACTGCGCGCAGCTATGGATATTCTGGACCGCGCGGGGTTGAAACACACCGAGAAGGTCGATGTGGATATGAATATTGAGGTAGATATATCCATCAAGAAGATAATCGCAACCGCCCTGGTTGACCTTAGGGAAGGGAGGCTGAGTCATGCCGACCTTGAAAACTGAGGAGCGGGATTTCATAGCGAAGCTCGGGCGTGCCAGGTTCAAGTATTTCTGCCAGTTGTTTATTCCTGATGACTGGTTTGATGAGGACTTCCACGGTTCCCTATGTAACTTCCTGCAGTTTGGGGATACTATGAAGCCTGGGAACCGGAGAACGCTAGTGCGCAATGGGAAAGAGATAAAGGGTGCCATTGATAAGTTGGTGGTCATGCCGCGTACTCATCTCAAGACTACCATCGCTGCACAGTTTTTCTCTTTGTGGAAGGCTGTGAAAGATCCGGAAATCCGCCAGTTGATAACGTCGAATACCCTGACGAATGCGCAGAAAACTGTGCACTCTATTAGGGGTATCGTGGAAGGGAACCCGCTTTATCAGGCTCTCTACCCAGAGACATTACCTAGAAGCTGGCATAGAGAATGGAGCGATACAGCTGCATCGCTCAATAGGTTGAATGAGTGGCCCGAGGCTACCTTTGAGGCTGCAGGCATTGGTAGCTCTATCATTCGTAGGCACTTCAATCATATTATTGAAGATGATACTGTGTCTCCGAGTAAGGATCAGATCACCGATGAGGAGATATTGCCTACGCTGGATGAACTCCAGAAGGCTATTGGTTTTCACAAGTTGACCATACCGCTCTTGATTAGTCCTGACTCTGATGAGAGGACTGTGATAGGGACTCGATGGGCTGCTGCGGATCTCATTCAGCATATCTATGATAAGGAACTTGAGAAGGCTGGTGGGCGCTTCCATGTTTGGGATGTGCCGGCCTACACAGCTGAAGGGACTCCTGCATACAAGCGTTTCAGTGAGGACACACTCAGAGCAATTAGGCGTGCGATGGGTGAGTACATGTTCTCTGCATTGTATCTGAACAAGCCTATGAGTAGTGATTTCATGAAGTTCCGGCCTGAGTGGGTTAGGTATTACACGTTCAGTGACCCAATCTATCAGAAGGCCAAAGAGGATGGGTATGTGGTTGTTACAGTGGATGCTGCAGATCCGCCCACAGGGAAGGAATCGCAATGCTACACAGCCATTACCCCGGCACTGAGATGTAAGTTTGGTATGTTCCTCTTACCTTATGTTAGGGAACGTCTCACCCATGATCAACTCTTAGAGGCCATTATCAAGGTGGGGTTGGAGTGGGATGCACGGGTGATAAGGATTGAGGCGGATAAGTATGCCTACCTGAAAGAAGCCTTGCAGATGAAGATGCGAGACAAAGGTGTCCATCTGCATATTGAAATGGTCAAGACGAAGGGAAGGAAGAAGGAGGCTCGTATTATGGGTCTCCAGCCCTTCTTTGAGAATAGGATGGTTTACTTTCTCAAGGGGCAAACTTCCCAACTTGAAAGCGAGATGTATACATTCCCTCGTGGTGTGACAGTGGACATTCTAGATGCGTTGGCTTGGCAGGTTGACTTCAATCTGGCACAATTGGTATCTCATACCAGCTTCGACCAGGATGTAGAAGAACACGCGAGTAACATGGTTACATTCAGCTTTGATGAGATTATGGCTGCTTGTGGTTTGGGTGCGACTCAGACCACCTTCTTTTCGCGCCAGCGATAATGCTTCACAATTTGAAGGGTTTATCAGTATGTATAATGAGGTAAGCGATGGAAAAGTCGTAGCAGCCAGTGCTAGTGTATTCGCTGGCCCGTGTAAGGTGACCGCCCTGTCTGTCAGGGTGGGGTCCGCCGACACCACTGTGGAGATTCTCGATGGTGGCTCTGCTGGTACTAGCAAGTGGAAGGTTGAAGGGCCTTCCGCGAGTGCGAAAACCACGGTGCATTTTACTTTCCCATCACCCATTGGAATCAGCAATAGCTTGTATGTAAAAATCACCGGTACCGCTGCATATGCAAGCATTGCTTTCATCCCTAAAAAGGTGGCCTAATGCCTACTGCTGAAGAATGGGGTGAGATGATAGCGAAAGCCCGTAAGTATCGTATGCATACGGGTGGGAGCAAGATGTGGCCAGCCTACCGAGGGTATCTAAAAAATGACTTCCTTGGGTGGGGTCATGGTCTACCTGGTAACAGTACCGGGATTCTCCCATACAATATCTCGTACGCCCATTTTTCTACTACCGTGCCGCAGATTTACTATCGGAATCCTTACATCATGGTCTCCCCTCGAAATGCTCCAGGCCGGGAAGTCGCGGCTAAGGTAATCGAGAGTGTAGACAACTGGATGATGGAAGAACTCCAGATAAAAAGATTCATGCGTCAACTTATCCAAGATGCCATAGTTACAGGCACAGGTATTGGAAAGATTGGGTATGACTCTCTTTATGGGTACGATAGCAAGCTCGGGAAGAACTCAGAGTTTGATCCCACGAAGGCCCGGAGACACTCTTGGCATGAACTTGCGCAGCCAGGATTACCTTGGGCGCTCAGGGTGATGCCAGAGAGTTTCTACATACCTTATCCGTATGCTGACATTGAATCAGCTCCTTGGGTAGCGCATGAGATTTTCCGTCCCTTAGAGGATCTAAAACGGGATAAGAAGTATACCAACACAGACAAACTTACTCCAACACATGTGCAAACCCCTGATCCAGAGCTGGACAATGGGCATCTTGGGGAAACTGCTGACTGGATGCGTGGTAACGAGTTGGTGCATTTCTATGAAATCCGCGATGCGCGTACTGGCACCATTGTTGCGGTTGCCCCGGAGTCCAGTACAATCATACGGAAAGAGCAAGATGACCAGTTGCAGATAGCCGGGCTTCCATTTGTGCGCCTTAGGTTCAACGATGATCTCCAGAACTTCTGGGGGACAGGTGACTTCGAACTCTTGGAGCCCCAGCAACTAGAAATCAATGATGCACGCACACAAGCAATGAGGCATCGTAGACTCGCAATCATGCGTATGATAGCTACCAGGGGGACTTTTGATCCCGACGAGCTAGAAAAGTTGGGGTCCGACGTAATCGGACCTATTGTTATTGCAGATAATCCTGTGGGTCCCGACCAAGTACAAATGATAACCCCGCATATCCCGCAGGATCTGCTGCTGTGGACTCAACAAATGCGCGATGATGCTAGGGAACTTATTGGCACATCTGAAAACCAAGCTGGTATGTTCTCAGGTGGCCGTAAGACTGCTCGTGAAGTAATGACGGTTCAAAACGCGGCAGACTTACGAAGTGGTGCTAGACGCGATCTTGCTGCAGATGTGTTGCAGGAGCTCTTTGGCAAACTCAATCAAGTGATCTTCCAATTCTGGGAAGCTGAGCGCGTTGTGCAGGTGGTAGGGTATGATGGTGCGCGCTACTGGGTGAAGTTCACACCTGAAGAGATCCGATTGAATACTCGGCTGAAGATAGACGTGGATAGTATGACCCCCGAAACAAAGCAGACACGCAGGGGTGAGATCATGCAGCTCATGCAGGTGCTTGGGGAGAACCCCAGAGTGAACCGTGATTACCTCTTGAAGATGCTCCTGAAAGAGTTTGATTGGTTGGACGCCATGGCACTCTTCCCGGAAAGTGAAGAAACTCGGAATGGTCCAATGTCTGCTAGAGATTTCGAGGGTCAGCAACAACAGCTCCTTCAGAATCCCAAGAAGATACAGAGTCGAGCAAAAGAAAACGCAGATCATTTCAACATCAAGGGGGTGAAGAATGCCCCTGTATAAACTGGTATGTCTCACCTGTGGAGTAAAGAAATCCATCATCTGTAATTATAAGGATAAGCCCACAGTGTGCGCCTGCGGTGGCAAGTTGGATATGGATTGGTCAGATGGGAAACCCCCAGCGGGCCATGTGTTCCAGCCTTTCCTGCACCCGCATATGGATTTTGAACCCGTGGAAATTCGCTCTAAGAGCCACCTTAGGGATGAATGCGATAAACGCGGGGTTACTTCTGATATGTTAGATTGAGGTGCGAGATGGCTGAGGAAGATCAGATTGAGGTTGAAGCGAAGATACTCCTAAAGGTGCATATCGTAGTCTACGATAGCCAGCCAGCAGATGTAACCTATGAGTGGGATGAAGAAATAGGCCCAAGTGCGAGGATAGCAAAGCGCGCCTCCAGGGCAATCACTCGAGGTTACGGCAAGAACAAGATGCAGTTCTTTGAAGGACTCCCGGATAGAAGTGTGGACGATGCCACCGATGAAAGCGATGAACCTTTGGACAACATGAAGGAGTAGAACCATGGGTAGCGATGAGTTTGCGGATGATCTGCTGAGGGACGCTGGGATACTTCCTAACGAATTAGAAGATGGATTTGTCTCTGATGAAGAGGGTGAATCCACCGAGGAATCCACCGAGGAGGAATCCACAGAAGAAGCGGCTTCAGAAGAAACATCGGACCAGGGTGATGAATTGGCCCTCCTGAAAGCGAGTTTGGCTGAGAAGGATGAGTCTCTTGTACAGATGCAAGAGACCGTCGACCGTCTTAGCAATGCGGTGGCTTCTCCCGATAAACTTCGGCAGTTGCTGCAAGACCTGGGAAGCAAGAACCCAGTCAGCTCCGAAAGCGGTGGGGATGATCAGGACCTCACCTATTTGACTAATGAGCAGCTTCACGAGAAGGTGTTGAAGACAGTAGACGGCAAGCTGTCTAAGCGGGATTCTGACATGCAGGCTGAGTTCAAGAATTTCTCGCAATCCCTCAAGATGCTAGCGGCTCAGACGGATCTCCAGCTTACCCAGCTTAGACACTCTGACCTTCAGGGGAAACTTAAGGACAAGGATTATGTGAAAGCATTTTCCAACGTTGCTAAGGATCACCCAGACTGGGGTGCTGAGCAAGTGTACAACCAGGTTGCCGAACGTGAGGAGCTAGAAGAACTCCGTAGAGAGCGAACAGTCCAGAAGGAACAAGCGAAGAGCAAAGGTGCTGAGACGGAGAAGCAAGGACGTGTCCCGAAAACTACTAGCCCAGAAATTACCTCAATTCGAGGTGGTGTTGTGGCAGCAGTTAGGGAATCACTAAGAGAGTCAACTGAGGGCTAACGATGGCAACACGCACTGTTAATATCGAAGATCTCTATGTGACTACCTTGGCAAAGGTCCGTAAGGTCATTCACAACCAGGTCTTTGAGACCAACCCATTCTACCTGTGGCTTCAGAAGAAGGGCAGAATGCAAACCCAGAAGGGCGGGCGCAAGATCGAGAAGCGCGTGCGCTATGGGAAGAATGAGACCGTTACGGGTATCGGCCGTGGTGGAAGCGTAGAGTTTGCAGAAACCAAGCACCGCACAGTGGCTGAGTACGATTGGAAGTATTGTACTGGCCATATTATCTCCTACTTCGCCGACAGGCAGAAGAATCAAGGAGAAGCGGCAATCATCAAGCAGGTCGAAGATGACATTGAGAATCTCACAGAGTCCACGATGGAGTGGTATGAAGAGAAGCTCTATGGGGATGGGACGGATGATAATGGCAAGGCTATTGATGGCCTGCTCCATTTCATTCCGGATGATCCCACTGCAGCCACGGGTATCGGTGACATCACCAGTGTCACCAATGCTTGGTGGAGGGCCACTGTCAATAGTATGAGTGGATACAATGCTGTTGTTTATCTCTCCAAGTTCATGCGGGAGATACGCAACGACATATCTAAGCTCAAGTCGGCCCAGAGGTATCCTGATCTTATCCTCACCACAGAGGACGTGTATGGTCTCTATGAGGATGAGATCGAAGAGCGCCTCACCATCAGGATCACCGATAAGGACATGATTGATCTTGGCGTAGGCGACATCAAGTACAAGGGTGCCGCCATGTTCTGGAGTGATGACTGCCAGGCCGGCACCATGCAATTCCTGAACACCTCTGCGATTGACTTTACGTATGATCCTACGTCATGGCTTGCAACGCAAGACTGGCAGGATATTGCTAACCAACCGGGTGATCGAGTCCTTCACATGCTGAGCGCAGGAAATCTGAGCGCGAAGTGTCTGAAGCAGCTTGGCAAGATCACTGACATCTCTACATAAGGAGGACTCACCATGACTATGCAACTCTGCGCGACTCCTCCGTTGATTGCTAATCCCCAGGATATCATGGCTATATCGGCAACGCCGATGTTGGCCTTGGGGACCAAGCTTGAGATCGGTGAACGAGTGTTCCGTTATGGGCTTGCTGGTGGCACAACTCTTGCGCGTGCTAAGATGTGTCAAGCGCCAGTGCCTGATACGGACTTCGTCAACATAGCAGTGGCTGCTGTTGCTGCTGTTGGTGCAGTTGAGGTTACGGTTACCCTCGGCAGCACTCTTGTAACGAAGAACATGTTTGCTAACGGCTACATCCACATCAACGATGGTGGTGCAGACACGGAGCAAGAAGGGCAAATTTCCAGGATCAAGTCTCACCCGGCTGCTGCCGCTGCGGCCAGTCTTGTGATCACACTGGAAAGCCCTTTGATTACGGCGCTGACTGTTGCCGGAGAAGCCACCCTCACCCTGCCTAAGTTCAACGGGGCTGTTGTGGCTCCCAATGGTGGGATGACTTCGCAGGCAGTTGGTATCCCTCTCGTGGCTATCACGAATGGATACTACGGTTGGTTCCAGACTCAGGGGTCTGCACCTTGTTACGGTGTGGGCACTCTTGTAATCGGTAACCCGGTTTCTCTTGGCGGGACAACTGATGGCGGCTGTGGCCCTATGGCTACCAGCGCGATCATAGAGGTTTGGGGTATTGTCCAACAGGTCAATGCCGATACCGAATACGCCATCATTGACCTCAAATTGGAGTAAGGCGGCGGGTTTGGGAGGGAGGTAAACGGCACTCTTCGGCACTCTCTCCCAAACCACCCTTTTGATGGAGTAATAACATGGCAGTAACGATAACCAACTTCGCAAGAAACACAGAACGTGTTAGCCGGAACTTCCAAATGCAGTTTGGCACGCTTGCTTTTGATAGTGCGTACCCCAAGGGTGGGGAAGATATTTCTGACATCGAGTATAATTTCCGCGACCTGCAGAGTATCTGTGTTTTTCCTACGGGAAGATACACCTTTGAGTATGACCCCACCAACAAGAAAGTCAAGGCGTTCGATCACGAAGCCCCGGTGGTCGTGATTGAAGAGCAGCATACCATAGCGTCCAACGCTATCACGTTGAACTACCCCGCGGCTTTTATAATGGCCGTTGCCCAAGCGGATGATGCTGTCAATATCTCAGATAGCGGAGCAACGGTTACCACTGGGGAATGCCAGTTCAAGTGTGAAGAGGGTGTTCAAACGGTTATCACTTTCCAGGCAGCCCTTACAGGCGCTGTTGTAGTTACCTACGCTACACAGGCTTGGAAGGAACTGTGGGACTTGGCAGTGGTGGAAGAGACTGTCACCGTTACGTCTCATATTGGCCTACTTGCCAACAATGCCCTGGCTATCCAAAGTGTGCGCTCTATCGGCACTACTGGATCGAATAGCTGTAGCTTCCTGGACAAGGATGACACCGTTGCTACTACTGAGGTAGACATCGACCTTTCTCCTGCGGCTACTAACACGGCACTCACCTTCTACGCAACGGATGCTATCACCAGTGCAGTTGTTACCTACATCAAGCTGCCTACCAGTGGATTCCTCGCGGACAACTTTGTCGAGGAAGAAGCTGCCACGGAAAGTAGTGGTGCGCAAACATTTGACTACCCGGCTTGCTTGCTTTGCTATGGGCAGCAGGTGCCAGTCAATGGGGCCGCCACTGAAAGATTCATTGATGAGGGTGGTAGTGCTGGTGCTGGGGAAGCAGAATCTGCATGGCGTGGAGCATTCTTTGGGGCGGGAAGCGCTGCTCTGGTTCTTGCAACGCAAGGCACTGGTAGTGCTGCAACTATGGCCTATGTAAAGGGTATGTTCTCAGAAATTCCTTCTGCACCCATAGAAGTAGCAACTGGAGTTGATCTTTCAGGTCTTACAGCGGTACCGTATATCGCTGTAGGCATTGACTAACATCTAGGGAGGTCCTGGAGCGATGGCTCTTACAAGATTGCAGCTAGTCACCAACGTGGCTAATACCTTGCATAGGCTAAGCACCGCGGAATTACGTGACCGCTCAACAACATTGTCAACGCAGATCGTGACCTGGCTCAACTTTGCGCAAAATAGAATCGTGCGTGATGCGAGTAGGCTCCATGGTTTCGAGTTCTCATCGCTCCAGGACACCCAAGTGGTTTCTTTCACGCAAGGAACAGGCTCTGGTGCGCTCCCCACAGGGACCAAAGCTATAAAGAACTTCAAGGTTACCACGAGTGGAAGTCCCGTTTACCTTAGATATATTCCCTCCGAGGATTTCGATAAGATTATCCCAGACCCGGCTAATAGGGAGCAAGGAACGCCCCTGCTATATACCATGTGGAGTAATCAGTGGGAAGTTTATCCAGTGCCTAATCAGGCATATGCTGGGAGCCTACGTAGAAGTAAGTACCCCACTGAGTTAGCTGCGGATAGTAGCACAAGTGATCTGCTCTACATGGATGATGTCATCATAGCTTACGCTACAGCGATAGGGTATGAGTTCCTTCGTGAGAATGAAGATGCTACGCATTGGTACCAAGTAGCTACGAATCTGCTTGCTCAGTCAGTGGAGGCTAACGTGCATAACACCACTCCGACTGAGGGTATCATGATCCAGAGTCAGTCCCCGGAGGGGCAGGCATGACAACTTTCCTAACATTGCAGGATGATCTCTTTGAGATGCTGGTGCAGCACGCGCCTAAAGTGGGTGGTGTGCACTCAGGGAGTATGACTACCCGATTGAAAAGATGGGTGAATTCGGCGGTCCGAGATATCGAGACTCGGTACCTCTTCCCGGAGTTACAAGAGTCATACGAGGGTGTAACAGTAGCGGATACGGAATCCTATAGCTACCCTTCCGATTATTACAAAACATTAGCACTTCGGATAGTGGATAGTGCTGCTGGAACATATTTGACTAGAATCGCTGCGTCACGATTCGACAAGGAGTTCCCACACTCCACCACGTCAAACTCGGGCCGCCCTTCATTCTTTGTGGAATGGGATAGTGTGTTTAGTTTATCTCCCATCCCAGACGCTATCTATACCTACTATCTCCGGTACTGGAAGATCACAGGGGATATGGTGTTAGACACTGCGGAACCCCTGTTGAGTGGGCGTGATAGCATTATCATTCCTATGGCGTCTGCAGAGGCACTTGCGGAATTGGGAGAAGCAATAGCCAGTGCTAACATGCTTGCTCTGGGTGAACGAAGAATTGCCAAAGCTATGCGGGAAGTGCAAACTGAACCGGGGCATACTCCTATGCTAGGGGGCTTTTCACTTCTTGGACGTTCTAACACAGACATTCATGTTCCCCTTCCGTGAGGTAGTATAAATGGCTAACACAGCTACAAAGTGGTTCGGGTTAGAAATGCCCGCATCAGGTGATTACGATTGGGATGACGAGGTAAATGATAATTTTGAGAAACTAGCATCCCTTGCGGGCATTCAGATCATAGATCAAGATCTCACAACACCCCCTGGGAGTGAGACCGATGGGGATGCTTACATTGTAGCCACGGGTGGGAGCGGTTCCTGGGCTAGCAAGGATGCACAGATTGCTATGTATGTAGCTAGTGCATACGTATACATGACTCCCCCCGAAGGTTACATTGTGTACGTGTTGGACGAAGACCTGCATTACTATTGGGATGGTACTGCTTGGACCGACCTAAGTGAAGGTATGACCAACCACTCCAGTATAACCACCATTGAGGGGGATATTACTGATCTTGAGACTGACATACTCACCATTGAAGGGGTGTTAGATGAAGGTGGGTGGCAGGCCCTTGCTACAGCGGAATACAACGATGAACCGCCTAGCTCCTCAACAGTCACAATGGTCAGTGATCTCACAGCTTTGTTGCACGTGGGAGACGCAATAAGATTTACCCTAGGGGGTAGTGCTAGTGCCCCTGGAGTTTACTATGCGTGGATAAAAACCATTGCTGCAGGATTGCTCACTATCCAAGGTGCTCCCTTGGAAACTGACGACGGAGATCTAACCAAGCTCGAATGGGCACCTTCATCCGCAAAGGTTCACCGCTGGGTTATCCCTGTGCGAAGCACATATGCCGATGCTACTGGAAGCGTTCTTTCTGCAGATGAGAAAGTTCTTGTAGAATGGCATGGGCGTACGCTTTACTTGGTGCATTTCACTGTTGTGCATGTTACAGATGACACAGTTGCGCAGCCGTATGTTACTCCGAAGATAGGTGGTAACGCGGTTTCTACGGATAACACGAACACAGGCCCACAGGTAGGAACTTCCGAAGTAGCGAATGGGGATGTTGGAATAAACGTATCCAACTATGATCTCACGGATGGAGACGCTTTTGATATATTAGCAACTGCTCACGGAAGTGGCGCAGGTGATGCAGAAGATCTCACAATCTTTGTTGCTCTTGTAGAGGGATAACATGAATAGCACATTTCTTCGTGTTAGTAAATGCCAAGATGACCCATCTCCGATTATCGTGCAGAAGTATCTGGATACTGGACGGGAGAGGATTGTATCAGACCAGCAAGATATTTTCCTAGCTTGGTGTGCTCTTGGGCATACTCCAGAGGAGGTCACCCGGATTCCAGCAAGCCCGCGAGTGATACCGCTGTTAGTGCGCAGGACAAACATTGAGAATAAGCTCATACGCAAGAGATACTCGCATAGTCAAGAATTGCATATGCTGAGGACTCTCGTGAGTGTCATCATTGCACAACATCCACAGCCGAGTATGCCGGTGGTATATACGACATATCTCGCACACGTAGCAGAAGCGCAAACTAATGCTAGTCAAGAGGTCACAAAGTAATGGGACGCTCCAACATTGGAAACATTGGTAGTGGTGTTGGCTCTGGTGGCGCGGGAGGCGGCGGTGGCGGTGGCGATACTGCTGAACTAGTGGCTGCTTGGCGAGCTGGGGTTGATAACACTCCCCCTTACGAAGGTTTGCCCTCTAGTATTCTTTCGCCGTATGATCAGTACGATCCATCTGAGGCAGGCACTCAATACACCTCTGGGGAGCTTACCACAATCCTCACTGATGACGCTAATCATGTGGATGCAAGTGGAGCAAATGGAGCAAGCCATGAATTGAAGTTCTCAGTCCCAGGGAAAGACTATTGGTACAAATTTGAGTTCAACATAAACAATGGCGATGGGGTTAATGATGGGATATACATCTACAACTCATCTACTCCATTAGAGTATATTGTTCTAGGGAATTTCGTGGGCGAGGATAATTATTGCATCGTAGACAATGTTTTCTGGGCTTCTGGGTGGGACGAGGAATTAGGGGAAAGTGATGTAGATTTTATAGACGCTAGTAACTATATCTATCTTTCTACCTACGATGATGCAGAACTGAATATCTATTATTTCAAGTGCACGAAAATGACCCCAGGGACGGTTACCATTACGATAGCGGGTGGAACCGGCGCCGCAGCGGTATGTAATGGTGTGTATACTTTCACGTATACATATGCCGCTGGCTGGGCACAACAAACAGGCCCGCAAGTATGCACGTTACTTACTGGAGGGGGCGTCTGGTTGGTAGAAATTTCTAACTGGGGAGAATGGTATCTCGGCGGCGGAGTGAACTTTGCTGCAGAAGGGTGTAAGCCAGAGGGATCTTATTATCTTGATGACGGCGACCCCAATGTTGGGGACTGCGTAGTCACCCGCGATGGTGACGTTTAGTGATGGAGGTGTTGCGATGTGGGATAAGTTTATGGAGATTGCCAACTCAGATTTGGCATGGTCTCTCATGGTTGCCTTGGTTGTTCTCATCTTGCGAAGCCTTCGCACGAAAGAGAGCATTCTCTTGAAGTACTACGGGATTTTTGTACAAGCAGTCAAGTTGGCCGAGGAGCAGATTCCGGATGATTCTTCTGCGGGCCTCGGAAAGTTTGACTTGGCACTCAAGCGGGTTATACAGCTGATCGAAGACGCCGAAGGAAGAGCGCTCACTCAGGCAGAATTGGGTGAAGCTGCAGCAAAGATTTCCGAAGTGCATGACACTCTTGAGAAAGAAGGCACTCTCTGATGCTAAAAACGCTCGGTTACATCTTGCTAGAACTCTTGCGATGGTTGCTCCCTGAGGTGCTTGAAGAAAGTAAGCCTACCCTCCAAGATAGCAAGGGAAACACTGAGCGGGATAACGCTATCCAAGAGAAGATTCGCAAGGAGTGGGGCCTGGGCTTGCTCCTTGTGTGCCTTCTCTCTTTGGCTGGTTGTGGCTATCGAGTAGTCTACGTCCCTAATGGCACCGCGGTTAGGTTACGTGAGACTATTAAAGAGGTTGATGTATGGGTGCTGGATGAGAATGGGACGCCGGTTCCTTCCACAATGAATATACCCGAGGGATGGTTTGCAACTCCGTATACTGGGGATGAGGACTAATGGAAACGCCTGCATTGATTAGCTTGATAGGGGCCTTGATAAATACGATAGGTTTAGCCATTGTTCTAGCCTTGTCCTTCAAGGCGGGTAAGTTTATCGGCGCGGTTACTGAGCAGATTACCCAGATGACAGAGTCTCTAAAGAGGGTCGAGAATAGGCAGGCTACGTTGATAACAGATCACAAACTTTTTTCTCTGCGTGTGATTACCAAAGAAGATTGTGCTGATATACGTAACAACTGTGCTGCCAAGTACCCTAGTCACCTTTCTAAGGGAGGCCTCTAATGGCTGATATTCCTACAGTAGCTTGGAATGAAAGCACACCTGCAGGCACTGACAAGCGCCATGAAGGTGATAACCGGATACGAGAACTCAAGCAGCAGATACGAGAGATTCTTGCCGTGGATCACACGGTTGAATCAAGCGGGCAAGATACCGATTGGGGTATGCACACAGCGATTTCCCTGCTAGTGCAGACTTCTGTTTCTGCTTTGGCAGATGCAGGTATGCTTTACGTGAAGGATGTTTCTGATAAGGGTGAATTGCACTTCCTGGATGAAGATAGTAATGAGATTCAACTTACTAGTGTCGGTTCAATAAACCTTGCTGCGCTCTTACTGGCCACCAATCAGACTGTCACAGGGACCAAGACGTTCTCTGGTGGCGTAGTAGTGACTGCAAGTAACATCGCCCTTACTGCATATGACACCGGCACAGCTGATGTGGATGCTTCTTCTGCTACCGTGGGAGGTAACTCTACTCTCTGGGCGGATAATGCTGCTGCTGGTATGGCTTTCAAGGTGGATGGAGATGATAAGTATTATATCATCTCCAGTGTGACCAATGATACTTCCTTGGTACTCACGGCTGTATACGCAGGAACCTCTGCCGATCCAGTGAGCTACGAGATCAGGCCCACTATTGACGGTGTTTGTCCAGCATGGGAACCCAATGAGGGCGGGGTAGACACTGAACAGATTGCTGATGGTGCCATTGGAGCAGATCAGATTGATCTCGCTAGTATCCCTTTGGCTTCCTTTGCCACGGGTACATATACTGGTGACGGTGCAGCTACGCAAGAAATTAGCGCCACTGGAATTGATCTTTCCAGCGGTACGTGGCGAATTGAAATTATGGCCGGCGCGGATCATCCTGGCCCTGTAATCAAGACTAATGATATGCCGGGGGCGTATTCTTACAGTGGTGGTGGCGGGAGTGGGAATAACTGGGATGAAGATTGGATAATCAGCGCCGGCGATGGTACATTCACCGTAGGCACGCATAACAGCGTGAATGCCAATGCTGTAGTTTATTACTATACAATATGGAAGCTGGTTCCATGAGACGCCAATACACGCAAATAGCTGCGCCAGTAGCGGGAGTTAGACTAGACCTCCCGTCTACAATGATCCCCAATGAAGCATGTGTTGACTGTGAGAACGTTCGTCTTATACGTGGGATCATTAGTAAGATCGAGGGTTTGGTGGTCTTTGGTAACACTGATGCTGGTGGAGTCTATGGGTACGGTGAAGGCCCCTTTGGGCAGTATCCGTATGGCTCCCCGGATCCCATCATTGATGACGATGATCCCATACAAGCCTTGGCTTCCTATGGCGGGTACCTCATAGCGCATACTGAAAAGGGTCCGTGGTTGTATAATGTGACCAGTAATACTTTTGAAAGTATTGCCGATGTAGAACTCACGGCTACCTATGATGATTACCCGAGTTGGGAGTTCTTTGATGATCTCTACATTTTCACAAATGGCGTGGATGTAATCAAGAGCTGGGACTTCTCGGCTGGTGCTGTTAGCGGGCTTACCGGAGCTACCAATTACATAGCTAGTTGGCTCCTTGGGTTTGCTGATAGGCTCTGCCTTTATGATTGCACGGATAGTAGTCAGCATGTGCCTAACCGAGTGCGGTGGAGTAACATTGGGGATCCTGAAACATGGGATGCTGCAGATTACGCTGATATTTCTGCACTCGTGCCAGATGATCCAATTGTCAGAGCTGAGCGTATGGGCAATGTGGTGGTAGTCTATGGCAGAAGAAGCATTGCTATTCAGACTTACCAACCCAACGCTAACTTACCGTTCACATTTGAAAGCCGAGTTAGCGACTTTGGCTTAGTGGCACCTAGGGCACTCGCTAGCATTGATGGGAGAAAACACTTCTTCCTCGGTTGGGAAGATGTTTACATGTATGACGGTGGGTATAGTGTCCAATCCATCGGCAAGGCGATCAGAAAAGAACTCTTTGAAGAGATAAACCACGAGTACATTAGTCGCTCATTCATGGTTTACCAACCTGAACTAAGGCAGATACGGTTACATGTGCCCACAGGTTCGTACGCATATCCCAACGTCTGGTATCAAATGGATTTGGAGACCGGTGCTTGGAGTAAAGGTAATCGTCCTGTGCTTACTGGCTTTGGTAGGCATAGGACAGAATACACAATCGTCCAAGGGGATGCTTGGGATGACGAAACTGATCTCACGTGGGATAGTGAGACCTCCATTCTCTGGGATAACTATGAGAAACAAGACGAGTTCCCATTTACCTTGTACGGGAGCACCGCTGGTATCGTGCTTTCTATGCGCGATGATGTGTATGATAATACCTCAGCAGTTATCTCACAAAACTGGATTAGCAAGGATTACGTGCCTAGCGCACGTTACCGCCAGGGGAGTATCACATGGTTGGGTTTCGCTATTGAAGCACGCGGAACTACACTCAATGTAGCAGTATCCCTGGATGCAGGAGTAACCTGGGAACGCGTCGCGGCTCTTACACTTACGGACTCCTGGGATAAGTATCTGGTGGAACTGGATCATCATGCTAGTCAAATTCGGATTCGTCTTTATGCTGGAGGGATGGGAGAATGGTGGGAAGCCCGTTGGTTTGAATTAGGATTCGTAGGCTCAGAAGATACTTGGGGAGATGAAAATGCCTAGTCTATCACAGGCTCCTATGTTACCTTTCCCTCCGGATAAGGATGATTTCCAAACAGCGTTAGTCCTGCGTTTAGAAGAACTCTTCCGCACAGTCTATGCTGATATTGCACAAGGAACTTCACAGTTCAAAGTGCTAACTGCGCCTCCTTCAACGACTGAGATAGAGGAAGGTCAGATCATTATGGTTGATACTGGCGCTGCGAGAGCCTTTTACACGAAACTCAATGGTTCCGTAAGAACTGTTACGTTGACATAAGGAGTATTACCATGAGTTGGGAAGATTTCGCATTTGGCCCGATGGGTGCTGATATGCTTAGTGGTGGTAATGACAATGGTATGCGCACGTACCCCACCATGAACAAGAAGCAGAAACAGATGTTCAATACTATCATGCCTTGGGCGCAGGATAGCATTGGTCAGGGTCTTACACCCTGGGCGGACACGGGTAATTTCAATGGTGCGTATGAGTGGACTTCCCCTTTGAATACGCTAGAGAATCAGGGGATGGGCGCACTTGCGCAATTCGTGAATACTCCACAAGACTACGGTAATTTCAGAGGCGCCTTGGATACTGCTGTGCAAGGGTTATCTCCTGAATACATGCAAGGGCAGTTCGATCAGAATATACTACCCAGGCAGAAACGCTTGTTCAATGAACTTGTGATGCCGCAGGTGCAGGAGAGTTACGCAGGCACGGGTGCTTTTGATAGTGGTGCTAGAAGGCAAGCCGAGGTTGATGCTGCTAGTCAATTCAGTGAGGCCGCAGGTGGCACACTTTATGATATGATAATGCAGGGGCAGCAATATGGTAGGGATGCTTTGTATAACTCCCCGGCTGTGTTGCAATTCCTTGCACAAGAACCTTTGGCACGTGCGCAAGCTGGACTTGCTGGTGGTGCTGTAGAGAGGAACGCGGAGAATATGGAGATACAGGCACGGTACCAAGAGTACCTCCGTACGCAACCAGAAGCTAATCCTATGCTTGATCGTGTGATGCAGCTACTTGGCATGACAACTCAAGCGTATCAGAATGTAGAACAGACTAACCCATTGGCCGACATAATGCAGATTGGGGCGAAATTACTGCCCTTGGCCCTCGCGTAACCCTTCACAATTTGAAGCATTATTAGAAGGCACAAATGCCACAGGCACAATACTTCGGAACCGTCAAGCCCCAATCAGTCCTTAGTCAGATAGCAGACGCTGTCGGCGCAGGGATGAATAGTTACCAGCAAATCCAAGCTTTGGCTAAGCAGGATGAAGCGCGTAAGTTCACCCAAGAACTAGCCACGCGGAGCGCTGGGCAGGCAGACAGGCAGCTTGATATACAGCAAGGAGACTTGGATCTCCGTGGTGAACTTGGCAGAGCTAAGAGTACGCCTAACGTAAGTGCATTGGATACTGAAATCTTCAACGCGGCTAGAGTAGCGTATCACGATCCCAAGACAGACGATGCTGGAAAACAGCTGATAGTATCTGCTATGGGATCAAAGTTTGGCCCACAGGCAGCTGCCTTGGTAACTGTAATGCGTCCTGAGGAAAAGCCCCTATCCACAGATAATGTGAAGGCAGGGTTCCTGCGAGAGGGGGGTGCCAGTGCTACTGGGGAAGAGAAAGCCGCCTTAGCACTTGGTAAGCTCCCTGGAGAAGTACGTGCTGACATAGGTAATACAGAGGCGAGCACTGGACTTATCCAAGCGCAGATACCCGGTGTGCAGGCAGAGAGTAATGTGAAAAGTGCTGCTGCAATGCAACTCCTTGGGAGTGGGAGCAGCCTTGCCGATGTTTTCGGAGTCAAGAAATCCGAGAGCCAGCAGATAGCGGATATGGCGAAGGTCATTGAACAAATTACTGGAGAATCGGTATCATCGGAAGGTATTTATGCCCTAGCAGATATTCAAGAGGCTGCCCCGCTGTATCTGAATCGGGCAGAGATGGAGAGGCGCGAGGGACGTCTGATCAACGCGGGTCTTGAACTTGCTAAAATATCTCAATGGGGAATGCTGGGGCAATATTCCTATGGGGAAGAGTTTGGTGCTATGGGACGTGCGCTACTAAACAAAGGCCCTGTTGAGCGCGTGCCTAGTATCTTCGCTGACATGCTGAAAAAACTAACTAGTAAGCCAAGTACCCCCAAGACGAAAACAACTCAGCAGTTGAAGAACAAGACTGTAGACCTCCAGGACGTTTATGACGATACGGGGATATAACAATGGGTGATAGCTTAGACGAACAGCTAGAGGTAATTGCACAACAGGGTGACAAGGCAACTGCTAAGCAGATGACTAATGCTGCTAGGGCTGCTATCAAAGAGAAGCGCATTACTTGGCCTGACTTGATAAATACTACAGCATGGTCTGGTGCTGTTGTAGAAGAGAGGAAAGAACTCAAAGCATTATACTGGGAGACAATCCTAGCCAGCCCCAAGGTTCAAGCAGCAGTCAAGAAGGATCCGGCCGCGCTGGAAATCATCAGAGCAAAGTTTGATTCGCATACGAAGTATAAAGACGAACTCCTCTCCCCTGTGGAAATGGTTGAAGTCAAGAAGAGAAACTTACTAGACAGACAGATGGCTGAGTACCGCGTAGCGCAATCTAATGACTCCCCCTCTTTCAAGCGGTCCTTTCTGGAAGAAGTTGCCTTCACGCTCAACGCACTCCCAGAAGCCGGCATTGCTGCCTACAAGGGCGTAGACAGCGGTTTGGAGTACATAGCCGATAAAGCCTTGAAGGCCCCTGGTGCTTTCCATATGCCCTTCTATGACAAAGTCATGGAGGGGGAGCGGCGTACCCAAAGGGTTAGGGAGATACAAGCTGAAGCGCATAGTGACCTCAGCAAGTCAGCTATGTTTGCTTCGGATGTTCGAGATGGATTAGCCAAATTTCTCTCTAGTTTGGTAGTGCTAAAGATGACTAACCCAACGGCGGTTATCCCAGGTGCTGCTGGCGGGGCGCTCTCCGGGGTTTCTCGTATTGCCGCAATAGGAAAGAATGCTGTAGGATTAGGCTTGCGGTCTGCCGTCTTGCAGGAAGGGACACTCCCTGAGCGTTTCAAGTCTTTCTATACTACCACGCTATTCGCGGGCACTCCTATACCAACAGGATTTGCTAGGACTCCTGCAGGTGCTAAGGTCTTGGACTTCATGGCTAACACTGCACTTTCTAGCTTCTTTATCTATCCTGAAATAGTGAAAGCTGCTCGTGAGAATGACCAAGCCCTCCTTGCTAATCCGGATTTCATTGTCACAGCATTCACTGATGCGATCCTTTCATCGTCTACCTCAACGCATTGGCAAGCGGGGGTGGAAAAGGCGGTCTCTGAGTCAAAGATGACTGCGGCTGAGGAAAAAACATTTAGAGCTGACGCTGAGAAGTCTTGGGGAATACTCCAAGGTAAACTTCTCAACGGCGAAACAGTAACAAATCTGAACTACACGCCAGTGAAACTCGTAGGGTCTATGCGGGATGCTTCTGGTGTTGTATATCGCGCTGGTCCTGTGCCCCTTAGCAGAGTACAAACTGCGGGCATGGGGATGGACGTTGCTCAGATCAACAGAGACACTGGGCAGATATGGTTGTCTCTGCCTCAGCAGCTTCGACTCAGGATATACGAAGGAACTCCCAAGGAAGCCAAGGATATAATCAGGCAAGCTGACCGGCTTGGCCTTAGTGGGAAAGCGAAAGAGCAGTTTATACTAGAAGCTGTCCCTAGTAAGGCAGATAGACTCGCAGGTGATAAACCTCCGATAGCACTCCGAGAGCAACTCCACGAGGTTGATAAGACTGAAGCACTCAACTTTGATACCAGCAAGGGTGCCCAGCCTGAAAAAGTATCAGGAACAGCCGAAGTGCAGATAGATGGACCTAAGGGAACCCATGAACGAGGGCAACTGGTTGTTAGGTCCCTTGAAGAAATACCCATGAATAGGGCATCCAGCGGAGATGGCTACAAGGCTAATACGCATTACGAAGCTAACGCCAAGAAGGTAGTCGGGGGAATGCGGGTTATCCTAAAGGCGCTTGCGGGTGCGGCAACGCCAGAAGGATATGAAAAGAACAAAGCTGCTATCAAACTCGGATGGGCACAGGTGTTGTCGGGCTTCAAGCATAGTTCTGGACGAAATACTCACACAGAATTCTGGCCAGAAAAAGACCTTGGCGCAGAAAGCGCGAAGAGTATCACAGAGGCATCAGAGATAATAACCAAGAAACTCGCACAGATCGAGGACTATGGTTCTGAACTCCCTTCTTCCGACCTTGCCGATGTAGCTAATGCTGCTAAGGGATTCCTATCTACCTTTGCGCAAAGCATGGCAGAGAGTGTATCTTCTGGTAAGCCCAAAACAAATGCGTTTATCAGTGATCGAGTGGTACGAGCAGCTATAGAACTTGAAGGTTTACTAGCGCGTCTTGACGGGGGAATATCCTCCAAAGGTGCCATTGCAGATATACAGAGGAATAGTTCAGACATGCTCCTCAAGCCTGGGCAACTTTCTGCGGATACCGTAGAAGCCATGCGAGAAATGAGGCAGCAACGTGCCTATGCAAATATGCCCAAGGAAGAATGGGACCGCTTCGTAAACTCGCAGTTGACCCCCGAGGAGAGGGCTCTTTATAAGTACCTCGAAGACCCGACTAATCTCGAGTTAGCCCGGGATGCAATTGAGTATGATGCAGACATGGCACTTAGGGATAACATTCGTTACTGGGATGAACGTGGTAACAATGTTATAGATGGAACTAAGCCATCATCTCCAGGACCGACTAAGGATCCTAAGGGAAAACGCACCGCCATAGAGGAACTTGAGAGTGCACGTGTCCTCTACAATGAGAATAGAACCCTAGCTCAGCGCATAGGTGGAACACTTGCTGGATGGGCGAGTGAGACAGCGTATTTCGCATCCAGGAATATGCCCACCTTGGGGCGCCTGTTCTCCATGATTCCTTCAAGGATTGCACAAACGCAACAAATGGCTACCGCTTGGGTAGCTGATGTGACAAAACATGGGCCTGATCTAACCGATGCGGACTTCCAGAATATTCTCTGGATGCAAGCATCGAAGGTCGACCAGCGTAACATTATGAATACTTACACTGGTGCAAAGCGTAAGCAAATGGCCTACGCAGCCAAACGTACCAACTGGCTCATGGAGAAGTTTGGTAGGATCGCCAAAGCGTCCGGTGCCATGAATAAGGATTGGCCAGCGTCTTTCCTTGATAAACTATCCGAGGAGAAGGGTGATCTTCTTGGTAAGCTGCGGGAGAATCCTAAGCAACCTCGTAAGCAAAGGCGCCTTGCTGAGATTGATACTATTGAACAATTTGTCAAGAACATGGAAGTGCGGTATGCACCCATAGTAGCTAGCTGGTTTGAGAAGGGGCTTACCTCGGCCGGGGATAAGCTATACGCGGTTAGTGGAGCGCATTTCAACCGTAGAAAGACCGTGGATATAAAAGCGTTGTTCACGAGTTTACGTGAAAATGGCCTAGTGGAGGATTCAGACGCTAACATTATCAACGTAATGGCACAGTATGCCAATCGTGCTGGTGCTATCTTCGGCACGGCTGCGTTGCTGAAAGAAGCTCGCAGAGTTGGAGCTGTCCTTCCAGCTAACAAAGCGCCAGCAAACTGGAAAAGACTAAACTCCGGTAGCAAGGAAGCTGTAAATCCTGATCTTGCTCACAAACTAGACGCTGCAAAGACACGTCGTGGGTCTAGCAAACTAGATGCCTTCTTCGGAATATCCAAGATGGCACAGTTTATAGACGCATCTGGTTTGTTTGTGTATGATATGTTTCAAGCTGGGTACACTGGCGCGTGGCTCCCGTGGAATCTCCCAACTTATTCAGTCAACCTGGTCAGGGGCTTCCGGGATGTAATAACAAAGAGCAACGATTACCTTGCTGCTACAGGTAATGGTCTATTCGCTTACCCATATACTCCGCCGAAGGATAGCTACTTCGAAAAGATACGCATGGCACAAACTGCGGACATCTGGAAGAAAGCTGGTATATGGGTAACTGATGGAATCAACAAGCAGGATCCGACGTGGGCGATATTGAGTAAGTCTGCGACACTTCCGCTTAGGGTTACCATGAATTCGCTATGGGAAGTTGCGTGGACTGGAGATCACATAGCGCGCATGGCGACATACCAGTACCTGCAGAGTAAGAAGGGTTTGACCGGTAAGGAAGCTGCTACAGCAGCTGCAATCATACATGCTGCCTACGATGACATCCCAGCAGGCACGCGTAAGGTACTGAATAAAATCTTCTTCACTCCATCGTTCACCATTGCTACTACCAGGTTCCTATTCGCTTCTGCGACCAACGCGGCTAAGGTAGCTGGTAACACGGTAACAAAGAAGAAGAGCACTGACTATCAGAAGGTTATGGGTACTGCTGCCGTGGGTGTAGTAATGACAAACGTCATGCACCATGGTATCATGCTTGCCCTCGGATACGAAACAGTAGTGCCTGGATACAAGTATCGTAAAGAGATTATCCGTGAGGATGGAACTCATGGGTACCTCTATAGTAGTCTTGCCCATCCAGCCAACCTGATACAAAGGCACATTTGGAGATTCCTGGATATGCCTAAGGATCCAGAGAAGCGAAATGCGGCACTCCTGCGAAAGTTTGGTAACATCGCTCATCCACTTATAAACTTCTGCATAAGGATGTCTGAGAATAGAAAGGCTGATGGGACTCCAATCTTCAATGAGTTTGAAGGTACTGCTAATGAACTCTTCAAGCGCACAGAATACGGACTTAGTGAACTCATCCCCATATTGACTGCTTGGCAAGGTGAGGTGAGACGTGGCGATAAGGAAGCAACCAAAGCACTCTCTGAATTGCCCTTGCTGGTTGAGGGTTTCTTCAAGTGGAAAGGATTCAACTACGTAACAGGTTCAGACATGTCCCGAGCTAGCTGGAAGATGCGAGACATAGTAAAGCTCTTTGAGAGGCGCATCAAGCAGCAAAATAGGGACGCACGAGAACGAGGTGTGCCGTTGGATAGAGAAACTATTTTACGTCAGAGCGAGGCTTTCAGATTAGAGTTGCAACAACAGGTCGACGAGATACGTCGATTGAGACAGGAGCGAAGCAATGAGAATAATGGTAATCGCAGCAGACAGTAATCTTGTGGGACTCGCAGTTGCGTTGCAGCTAGAAGAGACAGAAACCCGGCTGATAACTATTGGGAACAACTGGGCAGGGTGTGGAGAAGGCTTAGTCGGAAACCTAGCTATTCAACCTGGCGATACCCAAGCACTTATCAACGCGGTGAAAGTATGGGAGCCAGACTTAGTGGTTACTGACTATGCCCATCCAGCGCTCCCTCTTGCAATAGCGCCTGGGAAACTGTCTGGTATGAGTGCTATCTCCACAGTAACCAAGAACAGCGGGGAGTATGCAGGGGCCGTGCAAGTACTCGTAGGGCACTTGGATATTGATAGTCCCGTATATGGCTATTGGGATGGGATGGTACTCAAGGCTGTGGTGAATGCCCAGGTTTGCATAGGGCATCATGCTGGAGGGCTTGGTAGACAGATACCTTCGGCTTACTTGATCAAAGCAGCAGAAGTACCCGACGCCCCAAAGGTTTATGGATTACTCAAATCCACACAGCATCAAGGGTTCGTGCGGATAAGCGCAGAAGGATTATCCTTTGGGTGCCCACCGGGTGTGCTGGCGGGTATTCGTGAACTCTTGATAGGCAAGCTAGAAGGACTGTTCTGTGTAGGAGATGCTAGTATACGTACGGATACTGCTATCTCGGTGGCACTGACCACTCCGCCATACCCAGAGAAGGGAAACGAAGTGCGTGCATGGGAGGTGGAGTTCGGTGCACTGAGGCACCTATACCTCCAAGCGGCGGGAAAGTTCCACACTGGGGTGTGTGAAGGTGTGATAGCGTGGGTAACTGCAAGGGGAACCAGTCGCTACGAGGCCAGCAGGAGAGTTATGCGAACACTCTCCCGCTTGGACCTCGCAGAGAAGCAGTATAGGGTAGACCTTAGAACAGGTATCTATACGCAGTTTTCCTACCTTCTATGTTCTGGATGACCTGAATGCGCCCGGCCTGTTCCAGCGATGCTATTACATCACTAAGCTGCACAGCGGACATCATGTAAGATACCTTTCGGAGTAGTTTTGCCCGCTCGATCACCTTGGCCTTTCTGATATGGGATAGTACTTTCGCTTGGAGTTCACCAGTCTCGGTTCGTTGAATGAGTTGCATGATCTTAGGCAAGTGCTGCTCATTCTCGTTTACCAAGTCCAGAGCTTCCTCTAGGTGTTCTTGCCCCACCACTAGGGAATCATCCCTACTGACAGATAAGATCATAGACACTTTGAGGATAGTATCTGGCTTCCTACCCATGTAACCTGTGGAATCATCTAGTGCATCAGGGTTCCACAGATGATCGTAGTAATCCTTGAACCACTGACGCCCGCCCGGAGTTACTTCCACAGCTCCACTCAGTGTGGCTATGTATTTCAAATCCTCGACTAACGCATGCCTGAGTGCTCGTTGCCTTTCTGTTACCTCAGGCCACGCTATCCTAGTATTCAAGGGCGGTTGATGCACGAAGATCACGCGCCCAGTGAACCCACCTTCAATAGCATTCTTTGGTAGACTATCCTGAAACCACTTCGGGGTAGTACCAGCAAGCATGTTTACATACACTTGCGATGCTTCTTCTACTCCTCTGCCTACGGTGCGGTAGTCTAGAATATCCGGGCAGTCATATGCCTTAGTGAGCAAATGTACAAGTGATGCGTCCTGCGCAGACTGTCCAAGGAATACCGCCATCTCGTCTATGCAGAGCAATCCTGAAGACACTCCAGTATCTTTCGCCTTCTCTTTCAGAGCTTGTATGAGTGCCTCTGGGGTGGTTTTCTGGGCGAGGACATTTGATCGCTTGTCTGCCTCCCGGTATATCTTCGAGGCTATTCCGATAGCGGTGCTTTTACGTGATAGCGCACTCTCAGCTACCAGGATTACATAGAGATTAGGGTGGAGTTTGTAGTAAGCGCGGTCCATGTAAACTTGCCTGTATGTTGCCGAAGCAATAACAGTCATACCGCACCAGAGATGAAACACGTCAGGGCTTTCTTGGAGTTGTGTGAAGCGTAGATACGTCTCCAACCAATCGTCACAAGTTCGTCCCATCAGCCTCCTCTTTCTGGATCTTCTTTGCCCGTTGATACCCGCGTACTTGCTCAGAGGTTCTTTGTCTACGCTCGTTGGTGGACCAGTACCTGACGGTGGAGTAGGGCATATGTAGAAGCTCAGAGATTTCTCTAAGGGACAGATTCTCGACCATTAGTCTACGTATCTCTTCCACTTGCTTCTGTGTTACGCGCCTACGCTTATCCAGCTTCTCAGAATACTTTGGTGGGTATGTATCGTCCTTCATTGTCTTTCTCACATTTAGCAAGGTTATTCCAGTCTGGACCTATCTTCACCTCCCAGGGGATAATGAGTTCGCCTGCTGGATAACTCAGGGGGACTTGGAAAGCCTCGTCAACTAGTCTAAGTGATTGACCCAACTGAACATACGCAACTTGGAATAGCACGGAGTCGTGCACCTGGAGGAGTATGTCTATGGAGTCCAATGCGTGCTCTTTGGTTAGCCTGCGCAGATTCACAATTGCCAGGTTGATAACATCTGCCACCGTTGATTGTGGTTCGTACGCTAACAGGATGTTCTTCAAGTGCGCATCATTGCGCTTGTAAGTAATCCTCTTTCTACCTGTTGCAGTGACTATGGTGCGTGTGGTTCGGATTAGCTCATCTATCTGCATATGCCAAACTGCTACTTGTGGATGCGTTTCCAGATAGAAGCGTCGAATAGCCTCCGCTTGTATTTTAGATATGCCTAACTGTCCGGATAGGTTATTGGCACCTTCACCATAGTTCACACCATGCACGACACTCTTGAATATTTGTCGCTGGGCAGGTGTGACTTCCTCAGGTGTGACCCCATAATGTTCTGCGGCTACCATACGGTAAGGGTCCTCTCCAGCACGGAAGGAATCCATTACCTTTGTATCGCCAGTAAGCCAAGCTACAACATGGGCATCCGCTTTTGAGAGGTCGACATTCACAAAGATCTTTCCCTCATCAGGGATATAGACTTCTCTGCATATGCCTTCGGGAACATTCTGCATGTTGGACCCGCTATTGAATACAATACTGAAACTGGAAGAGAGTCTACCAGTCTCAGGGGCGCTCTTTTCTTTTCCATCTTGCGTAACAGTTTGACCTAAGTTGAAAGAGGTATGCATCCTTCCCTTTACCAAAGGCTGTTTCAGGTAGGTACTAACCAGCTTGTGTACTTTGCGGTGATTCAAGATTGCTTGAACAGCGCCTGTTGTATCGTGACTAAGCAGGGATTCGAGTGCTTTCGCATTGGTAGTAAGCTTCCCATCTTTCATACGCTTAGGTAATTTTAGCGTAGTAAAGAGCAACTCTTTCAATTGGATATGAGAACGTATGTTCAACTCGGCACCATTTACTTCGTTGACTATGTTCTCATACTCTGCAATATCTTGCTCCATCTCCACCAGAGCTTCCGCGCGCTTTTCTGTGTCAACACGAATGCCCAGCATCTGTGCGTTGAGAAGAATAGGGATAAGTGGGTTGACTATATCACAGTAGAGTGACCACACACCCAGCTCGATAGCTTCTTCGACTAGACCCTCGCTTACTTCAAAGGTCAGTACTGCATCTGTTCCGTTGTACTTCCAGAACTGCTCATCCCCTTGGCTGGACCAGTCTGAATAGAACGGGTGATCCGTGTATAGCGAGGCTAGGAAGTCCAACGATTTAGGCAACTCAGGATATATGCAATGGAAGAGACACATTGTATCTACCCAAAGATTGCACGTATGTATCCCGATGCGCCTTTCGATTACACCCATATCGAACTGCGCATTCTGAGCAATCTTTTTGATTTTGCTTGTCTGTAGCAGCGCGGCAATACCTAACCATATTTCTTCTTCTTGCTCCTCTGTCCATCGGTTTGCAACTATGTCAACACTTACAGAATACGTAAAGGGAATGACGAAAGAATCAGTAGCAGACCAAGCGAATGCAATAGAGGTTATATAGCATTCCCCTCGTGTAGTCTCAATATCGAATGAGAGTTTCTCTTGCGTGGATAGAAAGGTCAGTGCGGTCAGAACTTCTGGGAAACTAGGATTTACCTTGATGTTTCGTTGGAGGCGCCGCAGTTCATGGAAGGTAGCTTCTTTCTGAGCTTTCTGCAAATCACCTAGGACCTGCGGGAAGTAATCCCATTGCTTGCGTATCTCCCCGGGATGTATGGTAGCCATGACTTTACAACCTAGCTCCATATTCCAGAGAACACTCCCTCTCCACTTAGTTATCCTGTGAAGTCCTTGCACATGGACAAGAGGGATTTCCCCGAGGAGTATAACTAGGTTCGGATTTGTTCTTCTAATATCATCCTTCAACTCACGGAGTTCTTCCGCAACCAGTTCGTCTGGGAGTGCGTTGAATTTATTCCGCGAAGGCCGGTACCTGCATACATTGCTAACTCTGCAGGCATTACGATGCATACCTGATTGCTGGAGAAAGGAGTTTAGTAATCTCCCGTCAGTACCAGCAAAGGGGCGCAGCACCTGGTTATCCTCGCGACTAGGCACTGAACCCACGATGTAAATGTTAGCATCTTCCGGACCCTCTGCATTCACTCGTCTCGTAGAATACTTCGGGGTATCTGGCATTTACTTGGCCTCTCTGAGAGACTTCTTAGCATACTCCAACAGTTCTGGACGTTGCTCAGGATGAGCATTCCAGTAGGCTTCCCAGGCTTTGGTGCCCGGAGCCAGATGCTTGTAATCAGAGGGTACCGGCACAGAACTCTTGGGTGTTTTTGGGAGGACTACTTTCTTGGGCGGTTGCGCACCACCTTCAGAAAGGGTTTCCCCGAGTTGCACCAGTGCCAGCTTTGCTTTACTGGCATAGATGTTATCAAGTTCAAATCCCTTACCGATTCGTTTGGTTGCCTCACAACCAAGTATTGTAGCGCCGCTGCCGCAGAAAGGATCTAGGACAATATCGCCAGGGTCTGTATGCAGAGTGACAATCCTTTCCATGAGTGCAACTGGGCGCTCAGTTGGATGTATCTTTAGGTTCGGGGCTACCCGAGGGAAGGTAAACACATTTGTGCACCCGGGTTCTGTGAGATCACGTCTACCCTTGCTACAATGAAGGATCATCTCATAGTTATCAGCATGGGTTGACCTGTCTGACAAAGCTCCCCCACCACCAGTCTTGTGCCAGATGAGGGGCTTGATGTTGACACTGAACCCCGCAGCTGCCATGAGATCACGGATAGCTTGCATATTCAAAACATCGAAGAAAACCAAGCAATCCGCATTATCCCGCAAGACTCGATAGAACTCCTTGGCTGCCTCGGTTAGGAGTTTTATCACGCCAGCTTGACTATCATCGTATGGGATAACTATCTGCGCACTTCCGCGCATCTTCAAGTCTTTCCCATATGGGGGGTCAGTTATGATAGCATCTATGCTATTGTCTGCTATCTTCTTTAGTAGGTCAAGACAATTACCTTGGGTTATGGTACCCTGGATAACATGCGCACCGGCCTTCTTCTTTAGAACTTCTAGCTTGCGCTCAACTACCTTGCTGAGTTGCTCGGAAACTTCATCCTCTTTGGAAGTCTGGAGGGCTTTGAAAGCATCGGTCTTGTTTTGAAACTGTGTAAGCTCAGCGTTCTCTTCACATGCCAAAGCGAGCTGGAGGTCTTGGCTCATTGTTGCCATTGACACACCGAAATGCTTAGCATGTTCAGCAATCGACCACCCTTCATCGCTAGCATCCTTAGTAGGACGGCCAGGTTTCTTGACCCCATAGAGCTTACACTTGATTCTGAACAACCTAACTATGCTCTTGAGGTACTCAGGCCAAGTGAAGTTTTCTCTGCGAAGGTTCTCTTCGAGTTCGATTTCCCGGGCCTGCTCTTCTGAGATTGCTTCCCTTCCAAGTGTGGGGATTTCTGTCCAGCCAAGTTTCTTGCAAGCGTTCAGCCTGCGTTCGCCGGCGATCAATCGGTTGTTAGCGTAGTCAATAAAGATGGGGTGCAGTAAACCCAATCGTTGAATGGTGAGTGCAAGCCCTTCTATGTCGGTCAACTTCTCACGATCACGATCCTCCACTAAAATTGAATCAATGGGGATCATCTTTACTACGTATTCTTGGTCTACCATGGTAACTCCGTAGGGAAGAGAAAGAGCGGGAGCGCCAGTCGGTGACGCCCCCGCTAGATAACCCTTCAAATTGTGAAGGGTTTTACAGTCTCCCCCTAGCGGTTAGGAGTTGAGGGACACATAGTCATCAACGTCATTGCTAGGCTTGCCATCGTACTCACCCAGGGAAACCACCAAACCCACCTCGGCACCCAGGATGTCATCCGTATCCAACCCATCATCGTCATACGGAACACCTGCGCACTCGACGAACTTCTTGAGATTCCAGAGCGCGCTTTCCTTCAACGAACAGTTGAAGAACAGGGAGCGCCCTGAGCAATCTCCCTCGGCAATCCGAGCTTCGATGTGCAGGTAGTAGCCATCCTTCTTCTTGGTTTCTCTCTGTTCCACAGCATGAATGCGGCACGCGTAGGTGTCCGCGGGAACCGGCGAGAACTCAGACTCGATAGCACCAAACTCCGGCAATGTCAATCTAGCCATTTTACTTCTCCAAGCAAATGTGATAAAGGGTTAGTGCGTCACTTTGTGCTACGCTTCACCTTTCCTATGATAACGTTGTAATCCGCAAGTTCATAGGTATCCAGAACATCCAAGCGAGACTTGGCTGTGAACCTACGAGTTCCCACAGTGTGCATCCCAAAGGTAACCTTCTTTGTCTTGAGGTCAGTTCTGGGTTCCATTCGGTAGACTTCATCAAACATGAGGGGGAGTTCTGTAGGCATACTCTTACCTACAATCAACGGGCGAATTAGCAAAGCACCCGTATTCTCATCCTTCACCATTTCCTCATGCGCAGTTACTACCACGTTGAACTGCGCATTCATCAAACCCATTACGAGTTCTCTCAACCACCTGACAAGGAGTCCCCATTCATGCAGCGTGGGTTCATCCCTGTTATTCAAAGAGAGAATCTTATTCATCGCATACTGCTGGATGGTAGTTATGGAGTCTATAACCACAGTGCCCCATTCTGCATCATCCAAGCTGCGCAACTTCTTTTCAATAGCATCCCAGGCTGTGGGGTCTTTGGGATCTACATCCACATACGTATCATACTCAACGTCCCTACCCCGTATCGACACTGTTCCACTGTCGCAGTCGAACATATAGATAGGTTTGGGGAATGTAGATGCAAACACTGTTTTTCCTGTACCACTGGCGCCATAAGTGAGAACACGAAGGTTCTTTGGAATGAGTATATCTTTAGCGTTAGGCATTCTCCTCCTCCTTGATTAGTCTAAGCTGCTCTTCTTCGGTAGTCCACTGGGCACGGAAGGGCCCACTGTCCGCACCGAATATACAGCCGTCTCGGTAGGGACACCCTCCCCATTTGTCACAACTTACTTCTCGCATTTCAAACTCTCTGTTAGTGATGGACCTTTCTATCGCTGAAGTCCATGTATCCCACTTCCATTCGAAAAGATCATACTCACGATTGATTCGTGGACTGATATCCCTGGCATACTGAGGCGTGCGGGGATTCAATGCTGTGCTGATTGCGTCAATGATTACCCCATCGCATTGCCCGAGCAGGTTTAGTACCGCGTAGCTGTACGTATCCATCTGAACCGAAGGACGAAATTGATTCCAGAAGGACTTACCCAAGCTGGAACCAGTCTTGTGATCCACAACATAGACGGAATCACCCTTCCTAAGGATAGCATCAATGCGCCCAGTTGCTATAGTTCCATTGGGCATTGGGAGTTCAAAGGTGCGCTCAATATCATCTGGAGACAGAACGTCATCCTTCCAGAACGCTACATACCCAGCGATAAGTGCACGCCCATGGTTAGCACTTCTCCTGTTGTCTCCCCAGTCAGGCGGAAGTTTATCCCACCACTTTTGTGCTTGGTCTAGGTTGCCAGTCTTGTACCATTCGCAGAGCACTTCATGGACAAGCCAGCCGAATAGACGTCCTGTGGGTTCACAGAGATGCCGGAGTTTTAGTATGTATTCATAGTAAAACTTCATGGGGCATTCTTGGTAACACTTGATGCAGGTACTGTCATACTTACGCGCACTTGCCTCAGCGTGGCCACCCCCGATCAGGAGTTTCCGGAGTTCCAATGATAGCCGGGCTTTCGGGTCTTGTATGAATGAGATTCTCATTGGGGTCCTTATATTCCAGGATTGATTTGCAAGTCTGGAGCATCATGATGGCAAAGAGGAGCCCCATCCACCAGGCAATCTTTATTGCTATCGGCATGGTTACAGAGTTCCCATTGCCCAAGAGCCCACCGGTTCGCATTCCAACCTCTTCCTAAGCACTCTGCACAGTGCATGTTGTCGGCTCGGTCTGGCCCAAAAGCTAAGGCGTCCTTGAGACTCAGCAGCACCAACGGGGTTTCGCGGAAGAACTCGATCTCCCTACAAGTTCCCTCACTCTGCTTCCAGTCATTCATCAAAATGATACCTCGCCAGAGGCCATTCTTGAGAACCTCCTGGTTGAAAGCATACCATTCGTCCACTGGAACATCAGGGAGAAGGGTAACAAAAGGATGGTCCTCTAAGATGGGTGAGTAGATCAGGAAGCCAGCATTGTGTAACACGTGAGCCGCTGTTACATGGAGATCATACTGGAGTTCCGGATCTATGGAGTATGGTCCAGCCAGATACCATAAGCCAGTGTTGCTCGGGGCTACCAATCTAGCAGGCGTGACCCCGAGAAATCTACACAGATCATCCATGTTTCGTACAGTTAGGTTACTGGTTTTACTGGACACTCCTGTGATGCACTTACACTCATACCAGGTTATCTTCCTCCTTCGGAGATACATGGACACATTTGCTATGATGTCAAGCATTTGATTCTAGTCTCCTGTATTTGGCGGCGATGACCCTCTTGGCAATACACTCGATGGAAGTAACTTCCTGGGGTAGCATATCTATCAGGACGTCATCTCCCTTGGCACCTGGGCGTATATGGTTTATCCACGTTATAAACAACATGGGATCACTGTGGGGTATCCGGGAGTACGTATACCATACTCTTAGATAACGCGAAGTGAATGGACTATACACGTCGAAGTATCCTGAGGTATCCGTTGGGTATTTCTTCCACTCATCCATTGCTTACTTCCGACCTTTCCCTGTTCTCTTGGTCGGAGAGCAACCGCCGCGCCCCTTGTTTGCCCGCTTACCGCCGCCACTTCCGTCACGCTTCGGAGTTCCTGTACTTTTCTTCGTTGCTGCCATCTTACATCTCCTTTGGTAAGGACTATATGCCGATTATTTCCGACTCGTGTGTAAGGCACCACTTTGTGATTGCCCTTTCTATCTGTATCTGGCGGATGTCTAGTGCGCCTACTTCCTTGGGGTCCAGTCCCTCCAGTGGCCCATTGAATGGATCGCTCATGATTCAGTCCCCTCGCAATCAATAGTCATAAGTGCGGGGTTGAGGACGCCGGCGGTCTCCGCCCCGCTCTGCACGGTTTCGTTCCACCAGAGCCGGAACTCTTCGCCACGAACGTGCATACAAGAAATCATGTGTGCCACACAGCCGGCCATATATCCTGAGAGACCTATTCCAAACATTTCATCCCGGCTCTCTTCGGGAGTTTTACCCTCGTCCAATGCTGCGCCGACCTTGGAGGCCGCTACGATACAGAGATGCCCATATGCGTCTTGATTGTGGGCGACGGTATTCTCCCACTCAGCCACCATGTCCGGCTTGCACGTCAAACGCTCGTCGTCTCTCATGATTCAACCCTCTGATCTGATAGTGTGCCCGCAATAGGGCAAAAAGTGAAACACTTCGCTTCTAGTCTGATGGGGCGCTATAATGCCGCCGGTTCGTTTCCATTACTCATGTCAGACCTCCTCTGTCATGGTGTAGAGCAGCTTCGTCCGCCACTTCGCGCCCGCATGGTGGATGTACCGCGCGGGGCTCGCACAACGGATGACCTGCCCACCTCCCATCCGCGCGCACCAGTCATCGGCAGAGCCCTTGTCCGGCCACAGGTAGAGGCCGTGGGCGCACTCGCAAGGGCCGGAGTTGAACGGCGTGGCGCGGTAGACGCAGCCTGCGGAATAGTGCGTGTTGCCTACGCTGGTACTCTTTGCGGTGCGCCAACCAATCACCCATCCCTGGCGTGCCGCCCACGGGGCGAATGTCTCGGCCTGCCCATTGGCCCGGTTGCCGGGGGCCAGAACCGTGTTGGTCAGATTAGCCCCGGTCAGATTAGCCCAGCGCAGGTCGGCCTCGCGCAGATAGGCCCCGCTCAGGTTGGCCCCGCTCAGGTTGACATCGCGCAGGTCGGCCCCGGTCAGATCGGCATAGCGCAGGTTGGCACCGCTCAGGTTGGCATCGATCAGATCGGCCCCGCACAGGTTGGCATTAGTCAGATTGGCCCCGCTCAGATCGGCTCGCCGCCCGCCCGTCC